TATTATATGCACTTTCAAGAGTCTCCTATGGTAAAAACAGGAGACTCTATAATGTCTGGACAACAGATAGGAAAAGCTGGAAATACTGGAAAGTCATATGGCGCACATCTACATATAGATATTAGACAGAATGGTGAATGGGGGAAAGACAATAGTACAATTCCTTTAATTGAGAAAAAAATGTGTAGTAAATATGATGATTATATAAATAATTCAAAAGTACTTAATTGGTCTCAGACTGATAATTTGACTAATAAAAATAATTGCTATAACTATTTTATATTTGCTAATGATCCTGTTTGGTTTGGAGGCAATGGAGCTATTAGTGTTATGCCAAATACAAAACTGGAGGAATATTATTCTCAAATAATACCAGATGACTTTTTCGTCGGTGGAGGATATGGTTTTGAAGAACAAAAAAAACGATTAGCCAGATTATGTCAGCGAGAAGTTGGACAAAGTCAAGAGGGCGCAGAAGAGTCATTATCTGCAATGGTGTTATATGCTAAATTAATTAGAATGAGAGCATTTTATGGAAGTGGTAATATTAGTAGTGGTGGAAATCTTATGGAAGTATTTTCCGGTAATGGATTTTCGGGATGGAGTGCAGAGCAGATGCCGGTAGCCTCTGATTTACCATCTGGAGTGCCTATAGAAGATTTTATAGAATTATGTTATCAAAACTTTACTAGACCAGATTGTATAGGTTTATTGCCTTATCATGCTGCTATAGCAAGTTATGGGCCATATTTTAATTTTGGTTATTCTCCAGTTGGCTATGCCAATACAATCACCAATGAAAAAACTATTGCTGATGGAATAGTTAATTCAACTTTACCTTCTCATTTAATTACAGGAGGCGACAAGCCATATTATGGAAATAGCCAACATAACAACAGTTATTATTTTATAGGTATGGTTGGTAATACGGGATATTTTGGAAATAACAATTGCTATTCTGAAAAATTCAGTAGCCAACCTATAGTAACAAGATAAAATTAATGGAGGAAAAATTATGCTAATAAAACGTAATCAATTAACCCATATTCTTAATATAATAGAAAATAACAAAGATAAACAATTTAATATAAATACTCAATATAAAATGTTATTAATAAAGAAAAAAATTAAAGAGGATTTTGATTTAATTGAAGAGCAATATCAACTTCTATTGAATCTATATGGAGAAAAATCTGAAGATGGTAATTTTATTAAAACAAAAGATGGAGGAATAAAAATTAAAGAAAGTTATCAAAATGAATGTTGTGAAAAAATTAAAGAGTTTAATCAATTAGAGGTATCAATTCCGGATATTTATTTTACTATTGATGAACTAGAGCCTTTAAATTTAACTTTCTTTGAATTAGAAGTATTAGAACCATTCATTAAAATATAACAAAAAGGACACCTAATATGGTGTCCTTTATTTTTATATATTTTATATAAATTTAATAAAAATTCTGAGCATGGAAGACAACAAGGCATTACTTTCTCAGAAATAGAATTTATTAATGACTTTTTATCTGAACGTTATGAAAGATATTGTCCGCCGCGAAAAACGGAAACGGTACAAGATTTTGTAAATCTAAACCTTCCTGGTCGATGGTTAATTACAATGAGAGGGCATATTACTTGTGTTATTGACGGAGTAATATATGATACTTTTGATTGTTCAGATAATTTCATATGGTGTATATATAAAGTTAAATAAAAAAGGAGAGTAGAATAATCTACTCTCCTTTTCTTTTTAGAACTCTATCATTTTTGTTTGGCTATGATTATGGACTGCCCAACGACCAATTAAAATTGCGTCAGCCTCATCTTGAGTTACTTGAACATCATAAAGGCTCTTAATTTTTAATTGTGCATTTCTTTTTCTATCAGTTCTTTCTTTTCCTTTAATTTCACTGTGTGCCCGCCAAGTAGATGGTGAAACAACAGTATAAGGAATACCAGTCTCAAATAAATAATTCTTTAAAACACCTTGTAAATGAGCAAGCTTTTTAAAGGTCAATACAGCATCGCCGCTACCAGTATTTGTTTTAAATTTTTGCAATTGAATATCTTCAAGAATTACCATATCTGGTTTCCATTTTGCAATCATAGATGCTACCCAATATTTAGTCTGTCCGATTCTTTCAGTACTATGAGTTCCATCAGAACTCCACTTTCCATAAGAGATTAAATCCTCATTATCGAAAATTGCCCAACCGCTTGTTATACTGGCTTGGTCTAAAGCTAATATTCTATAACCTTTCTTTTTTACAGGCTTAACATTAACATTAGCAAGAGGATTATTCTCACATATAGAACAAATATGACCGTGCCGCCACTTCTCTAAAGAATAATAATTAGAATGGCCATTAGGACACTTAAAGGTCATATCAGTCTTTAAATTAGTATATGTGGTTGACAGTAATTGCCAACCACATTCTTCTACTTCCTTTTTTATGTCATCATATTTTAATCTCATAAAACCTCACCTTCTTTATTTTGCTCATGGTAAAAAATCCAGTGTTGCTTTCCAGCAGTCTTGGTTTTATGATTACAGCATTGAGATATAGAACTAAAACTTATTCCAGTATCTTTTGCCGCAGCTGAAATAGATTCGTATATAATTCCAGTTGTTATATTTATAACTTTTTTCTTATAACCGTGTTCTATATTAATAGAATCACATTCTTTATAACTCTTATTTTCATTATAATATTGGAATTGTATTTTATTAGTTGATAAAATTTTATTTTCACAGCAATTTTTCACACTACTTAAACTACATCCATTATCTTCAACAGCTTCAATTAAAGAATTATAAATTTTTAAATCTGATAATCTTATAATTTTTTTAGTGCAACTTTTGTTACGTTGATTTTCACTACGAGTTACCCCCCTAAGATTTTCAACTCTATTGTCTGCACGATTTCGATTAATATGATCTACTTCTTTAAGATTATTTGGATTGGGAATAAAAGTTAAAGCAACTAATCTGTGAATACTAACATTTTTTATTGTTCCATTTGCATCTCTAAGTTTTGTTCTTAAATACCCCTGTGATAGAACCCCTTTTAAAATTTTATTATAATGAGAGCCGGGACGCATACTTTTTATTTTGCCTTTATTACTTATCATATAATCTGGAAAGTCTTTAATAACTTTCCAGATTTCATTATTTTCATTATTATTTTCAGTCACTTAAATCATTCCTGGTCTGTTGAACCATAACCGCCTTCGCCGCGTTCTGTTTCGCTGAGCTCTTCAGTTTCAATCCACTTAATCATTGGTACCGGCATAATAACCATCTGAGCAATTTTATCTCCCTTGTTAATTGTATGAGAAAGATTTCCAGTATTAGTCATTATTACTCCAATTTCACCTCGATATTCAGCATCAATAGTTCCTGGAGCATTGGCAATTCTTAACTTAGTTTTCGCAGAAAGACCAGAGCGAGGACGTATCTGAATTTCATATCCAAGTGGAATTTCTACCTTAATACCAGTAGGAATAATTTCTGTTGAATTTGGTTTAATAGTAATATCTTCAACTGCATAAATATCTGCTCCCGCATCAGAGTCATGAGCATAAGTAGGAATTACAGCATTTTCATGAATTTTAGTAATTTTAACTTCTACTTCTTCTCTTGGATTCTTTAGAACAGAAGTAAGAAGTTCAACAGATTGTCCCATCAGTAATGTTAAAAAATCTTTCTTATTTTCACTAAGGTCATTATCATTTTTGATTTCCTCAATGAGAGACTTCGCATATTCTCTTTCTTTTTCAATATTTATATTTGGCATTGTAGAAAGAGAATTTAATACTGCTTTCTTTGTTTCCGGTGCAAAGAAGGCATTTTTAAAAGTACTCTGTATTTCAGGATAAATTGTATCAAACTGCTGGTCCGGCAGTTCTAATATCTGGAATAACTGGTCCATAGGGCCGCCTTCTCCTTGAACCTGTTTAATTTTTTCTTTTAAATTTTCATTAATCATTATAATTCCTCCTTATATCTCAGTCAAAATTGCATCAACTATATTATATTTTAAAGCTTCATCAGCAAGCAACCATAAATCATCTTTCTTATGTTTTTCATACATTTCTTCACTTATACTTGTTTTTTCAAGGACTAATTCCTTTAACTGCTCAAGTTGTTTTTCATAAAAATTTGCTCCTTGTAAAAATTTATGTGCATCGCCGCCATTTACAAAGCAACCTTCATGGAATAAGAAAGAAGCTCTTGGATAAGCAAATCTTTTATGTCCTGCGATACCTATAAAGAATCCGGCACTATATCCTGTAGCAATAGTTATTGTCCACACCGGAGTTCTTGAAAGAATTATAGTATCTATTATACTAAGTGCTGCCGGCAAATCTCCACCAGGAGTATTTATATAAAGCTTAATTGGGATTCTTTCCTCTGGCGGAACTTCGTCTGTATCATCAACAATATTCCAAAAATTAATCTGTCGATTAATTTTCCCTGCTGTTTCGGGGAGAATAGCGTCGTCAATATAAATTGCCCTATCTACAAAAGTCGCATTGTCAATCGCACTATCAATACTAAACTGTGCTTCTGGAGTTATTAAATCAGCAAGTACAGAATCACTATTAAAAACCTTGTTCTGGTCTTTTTCCAGTTCTGAATAAACTTCTTCGATAGATTTTTGAATCTCTTCAAGCGGCAATAATTTTCCTTTTTCATCAAAAAGACTTAATATTTCATTCATTCTTTTATGTCCTCCAATGATTTAATTTTATTTTCTAAACTAATTTTATCTGCATTTAATTGTTTTATTTTTTCTACCATGTCGGGGTCATACACAAAATTATATACAGATAAATTTGTTAATTCTTCATTTACTTTCTCCAAATCAAATTTTAATTTTTCAAGCGTTTCTTTCATCGTATCTCCCTCCCTTAATTATATATTTATTATATCATAATCTATTTTAAAAGTCAAAATCTTGAGAATTGAAAGTTTCTGGATTTTGTTTTAACAACAGCCTTAAATAAGAATATTCTTTACTTAATTCAATTATTTTCTTATTTTTTTCTGTAACATAAGTAAAGTCATAAAATGAAATATTTTTTGATGAGGCCGCCCAGTGTATTAATAATTGTAATATTTCTATAAGAGGAAATTGTTGTTTTGTTATAGTATTTACTTGAATATCACTAATCAGATGTAGAGTATGTTTATTTTTCTTTGCAAATAAGATCATAGAAACAATTCTTTTTAATAAAGATTTTTGAGTTTCTTTTTCTCTAAACTGTATAGTAAAAATAACTTTTTCGTTATAGTATTTTTTAAAGAAATTTATATCAAATTTAAAGTCTATTATAGGACGATTAGCATTAGTTACATATGGGAAAAATCTTTCAAAAGTATCTTTATCATAGTATCTTTGTTGGTGTAAAAACTCAAACGAATATTGCTTATAATATTTTTGTACAAATGATAAAGCATTATCTAATTTAGAAAAGTTTCTATCTACGATATAAAACGTTTTTTTGTCTTGTGAAAAATTTGAAAAATCTTCATTTTCAATCCTTACTAAATTACCATTCTTTATATTCTCGTATTTCTTCAAATTCTTAATATTTTCATTAAATATATCATAACAAAGATAGTTTGGCGGCACATTAGTATATTTTTCAGATAATGGAATAAATCTATTATAAAATCCATACCCATAGATTTGTTTATTTTCTCCAGATAAATCTAATCCCCTTGGTACTGAAATACTTGGACTATCTTTAAAAAAGATTATCTGATTATATCTATCTAAATTTTCTTTCTTTTGTCCTAAATTAATAACATGACCTTCTTGATAGTAATAATTAAAAACTTTCATAAGCTCTAAGTTTGGAACAAACTTAGAGCCATAAAGAAAATCAATATCAAATAAACATATACTTGCCATTATTCCACCTCAACTCGTTCTGTAGATGATGATAAAATAAAACCTTCATCATCAATTTCTTCTATTTTTTCAAAGAGAGGCCATTCTGTATTTTTATATTTCTTTGGAATAAAAGTATCATCTCTTTTTATTCCTGTTATAATTAATTTATTACCACGAGTAAACCAAGAACGTTCAACAACGTGTTTTTTTCCGCTACTATCTTTCTCAGATATTTGTTTATCCCATGCTGTAAACTGACTTTTCCAAACTTTAACAATAACTACTCCTGTTGGTGTTAATAAAGTTACAATATTTTTATTCTTATCTTTGTCAATTACCGTTCCGGCAATGCGATGTAACTTAAATAATGTAATTGTTGCATCATCTTTTCCTTTAAAGACGTTATCTATTTCAGGCTCTTCAGGCAATGAAAAATAATCAACAATATCATAAATTTCATTCTTCAGATGGCTAAGTTCGTGGTCGTGATAATAAAAGCTTAAACTATCCATTTCCCACTTACTTATTGAGCCGCAACAATATTTTGTTTTATTCTCATTAAGAAGAACATTGTTTAATTCATTTAGGATATCTTCCTGTTTCTCTTTCATCCAGTCTCTCATAGGATTCATGCCTTTTTTATATGTGTTGTCCCATATTTTTTGAGGAATGAGGGCTGTCTTTTCTTCTCCAATAATATTAATCTTTTCAAGAACTCCAGTATCATAATTGTTTTCAAAGAAATTCATTGCAATTGTATCAAGTCTATAATAGGTTCCTTCTTTAAACTTTTTAATGTATTTATTGAAGTTAAAAAGTCTTTTTTCAAAATCTAATTCTTCTGGAATTAAATTATATTTTATTAAAGAAGTCATATTTTGTAGCGTAATTCTCTTTTTCTTATCAGTTATTGCATCAATATAGATATCCATTATTTCTTCTCTTGTTTTATCGTGATACATTTCATCAAATACTCCAGACTTTATTAAGTTTGTCATTTGAATCTTATTAACTTTGATTTTATTTAAGAAATCTGTAATATTATTGTATGGTCTATTTAAAATAATATCTTTTATTAACTGATTACCAATTCGAGCAATACCTTTTAATCCATAGAGTATAGTATTCTTTTCAAGGTCTGGAGAGAAAGTAATGGCCGATTTATTAATATCCGGTAATGAGAATGATAATCCTCTTGATTTCATTTTACCAATGGCCGCGGCAATACGTCCGTAATCAGTAGATGAGTTTTTAATCTTCCCCTCTTCTTCATTCTCCTCGTCATTATCTTCATCCTCATCTTCTTCTTCAAAGTTAAATTCTTCCTCAAGATTCATTGCTCCAGAGTCAACAATAAGATTTGCAGTATCCCAAAAAACAATAGGATATTTATAGGCAAGATTTAATTCCTGAAGTCCAACAAGTGAATAAGCAAGGGTATGTGCCATACAGAAAGAATCAAGATGGGTGAATATTTCTATTCTGGTTACCATCTTAGACTATATCTTTATCATCTTTAAAGTCAAGTAAGGACTCAGCTATCGCATACTTTCGACTGAGACAAATTGTATTGTCTTTATATAAAGCGGTAATCAATCGCTTTATTTGTGATTGATTTTGAAAAGTACAACTATAACAATTATTACTTTTTAAAATAGAATTATTAATCTTATCATTTATTAAAATTTCGCAATATCTTTTAAAATCTTCACAAACAGATTTGCTATATGAGCAAAAACCTACGTAGTAGCGACCGTTTTCCCCCTTTGTAATCCACCCATCTCCATCTATTAATCCTCGAATAAAATGGGGCAGAACACTTTCCTTAATTTTTGGAAGATGGGTTGTTTGATAAGTTTTATTTCTTATAATGCCATACTTTTCTAAATCATTAGCAATTTGAGGAGAAGAAACTCTAATGCAACAGGTCTCTGAGTTCTCTCTTTTTCTAATAGAAATCTTAGAATTTAAGCTTAATTCTTTCTTAAATGTTTCTAATAAATCCTTGTCACGAACATGAATTTCTAATGACAATTGATTTTTATATATGCATCCATCTGCAAAAATAAATCCCAAAAAATAAGCTTTTCGTTCAGTATCTATATTAGTAAAATAATCTTCTTTAACTTCTTTATTAATTCGTGGCTGAGTTACAATTTTAATATTATTATCTATTAAAACTTTATGGATGAGATAGGTTGTACAACTAAATTTTTGCGCCAATTGAGACTGAGAATATTTATGATTAGTATATAAGTCTATTATAGTCTGTTGTTCTATCTTATTTAGTTTTCTAACTGATGTTTGTGGACGCTTTTGGATATTATTTTCTTTTAAAATGTTACTAATTGAACTTTGTCTGCATTTATAAATATTTTTTGCTATATAGGAGATAGACAATCCATCTTCACAGTATAATTTAATAATTTTTTGAATATCCTCTTCAGTCCAAATTCTTTTCTTTGGCATTTTATCACCTCCAATTATTAAGATTGCTGATGATGATATGTGGTACTTGGAGATTTCTCTCTACGTCATTTTGACTAGTCGTTGAACCTTCCGTTGATTAGACGGCTCGGCTGCTGATTGGCATATCTAAAAGACTTAGCTTCCCAGCAATTCTCCACATTATTCAATATATATTGCTATATAAGGGAGCAATTTTATTTACCCTCTACTACTTGCAAAGATAATATCCCAAGTGTAATGAACTAATCTATCACTCAATCCTTTTTCTTCTGCCGTCTTATAAAATTCCTCTTGACATTCAAGAAATTCTTTAGGTTTCTTTTTAGCTACTGCCTTACGAACTCTATCTGCAAATAACAGTGTATGTCCACCAATTTTTTCATCTTGTAGCATACTCATAAGAGTTTCCTGTGTTTCGCAAATGCCATAACTTGTATCAAGCCAACTGTGTAACCATTCTCTTTCTTCTTTATTAAGACCAAATCGAATCATTTCTTCTTCCCAGATATGAGGGTTTTTCTTTCTATTTGCGAAAGTATCAATAGGCTGCTCCATTCCTTTTTCTGGTGGCATTAATCGCATTACAGCATTTATCGCCGCGAGCTCTTCTACCGATGTTGGCTTGGTTAATGCAATACCTTTTACACCACTCTGCTGTTCCATCTGAAATAATGCTTGTACCTTATGTTCATGTAACATTTTCCACATTTTTGTTTCGTCTCTTTCGATATTATAAATACCAACAGCCTCTTCGTATTTTTCTCTAAGTGTTTTATTCTTATCAAGATAGCCATATTGAGTTAATAAATCAATACAAGCTCTTATTCTATCCAATGCTTCAATAGAGAGCAGGTCTATCTTAATTAGCGCGTTATCCAATGTTTCCATTGGCGCTGACTATCTCTTACTTGGTATAACCAAGAATACCGTTTCAAACAGCGTATCAATAGCTGCCTTACACCACTTAACGTGGCTAGTCGATACACACAATATTAGAGTAAATGAGTCCAAGTTTTATTATTTATAATATCTCTTATTGTTACTTTAGATACTTGAGGGTAAAGTTTATAAATTTCTGTATTTTGTACTCCATTTTTATGAAGAGAACGAATTTTCAAAACATCTTCATCTTTTAATTTAGAACGACCATTTTTCGAACCTTTTCGTCCTAACGAAGAATGTTTTTTTCGATTCTCTTCTGTAAAAACTTCAGGCATAACTAGTTTAAATTTATTTCCATAATATATATTCCAAAAAGTCCATTGATCTGGATAAATATCTTTATAGTTTTCATATACATCTTTCCAATAAACTCCATTTTGATATTGTTTTCTTAATTCCACTATATCTCCATAGTCGAGTTTTGATGAAGTAAATTGACAAGAAAATTCTAAGTTTTTAGAATAACAATCTACAGTTGGAATAATATTTGTATAAGTTAAATTATTATAAACCTTTTTAAAAGACTCATAACTGATTTTTTCAGAAAAATCTTCATATAAAACATACATAGGAATATTACGGTTATTTTTAATATATTCAGCCTCTTCTTTTGTTAAATGAGCGTTATAATTTTCATGTCCGGGGCGAGACTCACCATTTGAATATCGGCCACCTTTTTTAATATTATATCCATTTGGAGTTAAGGTATTAAGTGTAGCAATCAATTCAATTTCTTTCTCTTCTGCCTCTTCTATTGAGAGACCTTGAAATAAAATTTCAAATTTAAAATTTTCAACTCCATATTTCTTAATAGCTTTTGCTATTATCATATTTGGACTATTACAGCATTTATGATTTGCCCATCTTTTCTTATAATTGTTGGTTATTCCTATATATAATTTATTATTTATTTTATTTGTAATTTTATAGACATACATCTATATCACCTCGTAAATCTAATTTTGTTACCCTCATAATAAAAGTGGATTTACGAATCTTTTACTCTAATATTTTGGTTCGGGATTACCATACCTAAGTCTCACGACTGGGGCTTCAGGCTTCCCCGATAGCTTTGTGGGTATGTTTTACTTACGATTATCTCTGCCCACAAAACCCTGCTGATAAACAGTTAGGTATTATGCGGCCCAAAATTGACCGACTTCTTCATCAACGTGTAGGTCGTACTGAGTTACAATATCACCATTAGTTGTCTGCATTAAAGCTGTAGAATTAGTAATCGGTTCATCATAAAAAATTACTCCGCCGGCATGGCTTCCTACTCCACAACAGAGACCCTCAATATACTGAGCAACTCCCCATAACTTAGGATATTTACTATCCATTAATTCTCTAAATTTCATATCTGGAGCCATATCATTTTCTTCATCTCCATAATATGTTTGAGCCAATGTTCTTTGCTGACCTCTATCTGCTTTGATAAAGGACGCAAGATAAGCTCCTTCGTCTGGGTCAAGTCCAAGTCCTCTCGCCGCAGTAAGTATTGCAGATTTACTTTTTTCGGTTCTTATTGTTAAAACCTTACTTACTCTATCATGACCATATTCTTGCTGAAGAGCTTCATATACCTGAGCACGCTTACCACCTTCGATATCTGTATCAATATCCAATGGAGATACACGCTCTGGATTGAGAAAACGCCATGCTCTAAGAGGAGCCTTTTCTTTCAACGGATTCATTTGAGTAATATCAAGCATATGAAGAAGTAGAAAACCACCACCTGAACCACGAGAAGGACCAACTAATGAATTTCCTTTTTCCCAAATAACATTGATATAATCTCTCATGTTTAATAGGTAAGCACTCCATGGAGTATTTTGCTTTTCAGAAGCCAATCTAATTGCTGTTAAACATTCATCAATAGCTTCGTACGCTTTTTCATTATCATATGTTTCTGGTTCTTTTATCATTTTTCTTACAATCGCCGCAGCCATATCTCTATGTGGTTTAATATCAGATTCATAAAAATAACTTAATTCTTTTACTTTATCTTTAAAGCGTAGATATTCTTCATTTGTTATGGTATCTATTGTTTTTGGAAGATAAGGTATATGAAGTGGTTTAGTTAAATCATAATCTTCACATTCATCATAAATTCTTTGAGTATTATTCATCCATTCAGTTACGGTTTCTTCAGATAAACTATTATCCATATACTCATGAATTTCTTCTCGTGACATCATATATGTTGAAGCATAGAAATCGTGAGTCTCTCTATCTCCCTCTTGAGAAGTTAAAAACGCATGATGAATTGGTTCATCTTCCTGTTTGAGATAATGAGCATCGAGTGATATAACTACTGGAATATCTAATTCTTCAGATAATTTTTTATAAAGAAGATTAACTACAATTTGTTCTTTATTATAAGATGGCTGGGTTTCAAGATATAAATTTTCTTTCCCGCAAATTTCAATAATTCTATTAAACCAAGCAAGAATATATTGCCATAATTCTTCATCTTTAGTTTTATTGTATTTTAAAAGCATCTGAGATGGATATGAGCCAAGACACGCTGTACTCATTATAACATGACCCTTATCTTCACCAATTATATCAATTAAATCTTGATAATAAGTTGGAACTCTCAACATTTTACCTTGCATAAAGCAATGGCTCCATGCTCTTGTTGAAATTTCTCTTATTTGACGATGACCGATCTCATCTTTTGCAAGTAAAATCCAGTGGAAGAATTTATCTTCGCCGCGAACATAGTTTTCTTTATTAAGTCCATTTCTACAAAGATAGATTTCATTTCCTCTAATAATTTTAAAATCAGGAAACTCCTGTCTAATTTTCTTTTCAACTTTTTGACAATCTATTGCTGTTGCAATTGTTTCGTGGTCTGTTATTGCAATAAAATTATGTCCTAAATCTTTCGCCGCGTACCAACATAATTCTTCAAGACGATTTGTCGAGTCACGCAAACGAAAATTGCTTCTATCTGTATGATTATGAATACTACCATAAAATTCATTCATATAATAACCTCCTAAAACATAGATAAGATATTTACAAAATTCTTTTTCTATCTTTATATATATTATATCATATTATACAAGAAAAGTCAAGCCTAAGCTTGACCTTTCATTACCACTGCTTAATAGTTTTTACAATAAAATAATCATCATCTTTCTTTACCTTATGGGTAGAAGAATATGATGTAAGTTCATAACCCTCTTCAATGCCTTTTGACTTAGCCTGCTCAATGAGGGCCGAAGCCTGTTCTTCTGTTTCTACTCTCCATTCTTCTGTTCTTTTCATAAGTTCTGCCATAATTTATTCCTCCTTAAAATGTATTATTATCAATTTGATTGATTTCGATATCTTCAATTAAAATCTGAGGAGTTTCAACTCCATTCCAAGAATTTACGCTTGGGCGGCCAACGATTGTAGCAATAAATCCGCCAGAATAATTTTGAAGTTGTTCAATAAGGTCTTTTGCTTTAAACTTCATAAAAGTAGTATTATTAAAGGTAATTTTTAGTGTATCTTTATAGGCACCAATGATTTTAATATTATCTGGTCGAATTGTTAAATTCTGAGTAATAATAATTGGTTCTGGGCAGTTTTGTCCATAGATATTTTTCCCTTTCCAAAGGTCGAAAATCATTTCGTTTAGATAAGAACAATTGCCATTTACAATAAAATCTGCTTCATAAAAACCTTCATTAAAATTAATATTAGCAAGTTCTTTGTTAGCATAGTCATAAAGTTTAGATACATCAGATTCTTTAATTGCAAAGCCAGCTGCATTATTATGTGTGTACTCCAAATATTTCTATTTGGCACAGACTATTTTTTACTATCATATTTGATAGAACACCCTTTTCCAACTACGTATCAATAGTAGCTGTACTCCTCAAATTGAGGATAGTCGTTACAGGTTTAATATTGCTTTATTTTTTTCTTTGTTATTTCTTATTGGATAGATTAATCTATCATCATGATGATTTCTTCCGGCATTAATTTCTTTTGCGGCACTTCTACTCCAACCAACTTTAGAACCGATTTGATTCATAGGAATATCTGTTAAAATCAACATTTCAATGATTTTTTGAACTCTGATTTCATTAATTTCTTTTTCTTTTGGTCGAAGAGGATAAACTTCCTCATTATCATGCCATGAACTACCATCATTAATATGCCGAAGAATATTTTCTGTGATTTTATATTTTTTAATTATTTGTCTGCGAGGAATATCCCAATTTTTTAAATCTTTTTTAATTGATGCCGCAGTTTCATTAGAAATTTTAGCAAATGGATTTTTTTCTCCAGAATAAGCAGGCGGGCTTTCGCCTCCTTCGGCAACATTATATCCATATGGAACTAAACTTCTATAGTACTTAATGTACTCTTTTTCTTTTTCATTATAGTCCTCAAACCATCCTAAAACTTCAAATGTAAAATTTTCTTTTCCATATTTTTGAATTGCATCATAAATTAAAGATTTATAAGACATTTTTCTGGTACAATGTTGTTGAAATCGTTCTTTAGGATTCTTAGATTGTCCAATATAAATTTTATGATTAATTTTATTTTCTATTTTATAAATCGCTTTTTTCATCTTTTCACCTCCTAATTTAAAAATTTTGTTATTAAAGCAATATTTTTCCCACGAGATTTCCATACCTATATCTCCCGACAGGGGCTTCAGGTTACCTCGTTAGCTAAGTTTAAACTTAACCCCCTTGATAAAGGGAAAAGGTGTTATGGGCCATAATATTAACCCTCGACATAATCCATATATCCAGACTCTAAAAGAAAACTTCTAAAATCTTTTAATTCGCTTTCTCCTCTACCTCTCATAGAACCTTTTAAGTATCCTTCTTTGTTAACTCTGCCCAGAAGAACTGGTTTCTTATATTTTGCCGAAACACCCATTGCACACAATCCCGTAAGTGTGTTTGAAACATCTATGTCATCAGCGTTGAGAATTAAAATTTTATTATCATCAAGACAATCATTGGAAATTTGAATATCAAGTAATTCTAATGCCTTTTCTTTTTCTTTATTTTGACGATTCCTTGCGTTATAGCAATTTCTTGCACTTTGCTCCGCTATTGTTTCAGTTTCCCCTTTGTGTCCCCTTTTTGTAGATGGGACAATATCTTTACCCTTAATAAAAGACTGGAATAACAATTCTTTTTCTTTGGAAGAACCAACCCTTATTAAGGCATTTACCAGTGGAGCAATATAGAAGGCGGCATTAATAGGTGTAATAGAAGCATTGTCTAAAAAACTGTCTGTAATTTCTTCGAGCTTAACTCCAAAAATTGAATATCCTTGTAGCTTAATAAGCTGTCGAAGCCCCTCATTTTTTAGATGAGAAAATCCATAATCGGAAATAAATCTGTTTTCAAGAGTATTTAAATCCATCATGTCACCGCATTCACCAACTGCAACCATATCTAAGAATGAATCTGCTGAGTCAAAACCATTTCTTTCATCTAATAGTTGAAGGAATTTATATACTACACCAACGCCGCTTAATGATTTATTAGGATAATTCTTAGAAAGCTGATTATTTATTACGATAGCATTTTCACTATATTTTTCAGCCTCATGGTGGTCAAGTATAAGTATCTCATATCCCATATTGCTCAATTTCTCGTGACATTCATAATCATTACTTGAGCTATCTGGTAAAATAATTAAATCATATTTCTGTTCATTTTCAAGAATCGGCATAATAGTATCAAGACCATGCTCTTTTCCATCTGGAATATGATACTCAATATTAACTTCACCGAAGTTATCCATAAGATAATTATAAAGAATTGCAGAGGAAGTAAATCCATCAATATCTGACATTTATACCCCGTCTTTCAACGTATTTAAAAAATCTTGAAATTTATTGTATTTTCTATCCATCCAAACTGTTGCTTTATCATATAATAAATGATAAAAATGTTCAATTTGCTTATTACCGCCAAAAGAAAAATAGTATGTTTTTTCTCGACGTTTTTCTTTTATTATAGAACCAAAACCAAATAAATCTTTTAACCAACAAACCATATCATAAGTAGAAGTAAACTCAACGCCCCAGGCAGTTTTATGAGAATTTTTTGTTTTTATGAGAGAGCCATCTCCATCGAAAAATCCTCGTACAAAATCATAAATAAATTCATTTGGAATTTTTGGTGGACTTAATAATAAACTTTTTTGTTTAAAACAACCTTTATCAATTAAGTCATTGGCCATTTTCTGAGATGTAACGAGTAAACGTCCTATTGGTTGTCCGATTTTTCTTTTTTCCCAAGTAATTGGATTAGTAGCATTAATTGCTTTTTTAAATTTTTCTAGCATGTCTAAACTATCTTCAGCTAGAGATAATCCAACCTTATCTTGTCCGTAATTATTGGAATTATCTACAATATAACCATCCGCAAACATCATTCCCAACCAATAAGCTTTTTCTTCAGAGTCTATTGTTTCAAAAAAATCTTCATTATGAAAATATGTCCTATGATGATTACCTTTTGTATTTTTAATGCCCCTTTTTTCCAAAAATTTTGCTACAGTTTGTCTTGTTACTTCATAATCTTTCTGTATTTGTCTTAAAGATTTATTATTTAAATAATCTTCTATAATTTGTTGTTGTATCTTTTCAGATACTTTATTAATAGATATCGCCATCTATATCACCTCATAGTATATGTGATTTTGATGGATAGATTTTATAAAAATTTCAGATAGGGAGTAGACTATACCATCATCGACTTTCAAAATTCGATGTTCCTATTATAGTCGTTGAACGTCCCTCTCGAAGAGAGGTTTCGCTGCGCTTGATTGCCCAATCCTTAATGATTTTACCATACCGGCTCCGTTACTGGCCGCCGCATCAATATCGCTATTAATGTTTGGTTATTAAGGCTCTAAGGGGGTTCCCGCAATTTAAGGAATTTAAAGTGGACCCAGTAAATAGTTTAATCCACTACTAAATAGATTCTACTTTTATTTTTAATATGTTTTTCAAGACATTCTGCCCCTGCCATTATATTATCAAGCAAGGCAAAATCCTCAAGATTATCCTTCTTAGGACTAAAATATCGTGCCTGATAATCTTCATCATTTGCAGGAATTAATTGTCTATCAATTAAGAGTTCCTTTAAAAAATTTTCTTTTATTGTTTTTGTTGTCTTTTGTATGTATTTCACAACCAGAAAACCTCCTTATATAATTGTTTAAATATATCTTTACCTCTATCAAAAGGGGATTGCTTTAATTCAAGTAAATTTTTAGTATCATATATAAAACCCATATTACATATATTTTTATATCTTTCACAAAAAGATTTTAATTTATTAAAATATTTTTCCCTTTCTTTATTTGTTTCTCCTTCTTTATCGTAAGCAATAATAATTCGTTCTGCCCCAGATTTAATTAATAAATCAATCTGATATTGATGTATCGAACTACCACAGCTTGCTACACAAACATTATTATCTTGCCCAAACATAGTTCCATATTGCTGAGGACTTTTTTCTCCCTCTGCTATAAATGCAGTTTTAAGGCGGCGAATATTATCTTTAACAAGATTTAATCCATAAAGATTATATGATAGTGGATGAGCATAAGAAATATTTTCAAATACTAATGGCATATATTTCCCAACTGCAATATCTTCTGGATTAAGTGCTCGCCCTCTTATTCCAATTAAATTATTATCTTTATCATAGTGAGGAATAATAATTTTATTTTGGCTTATACTATATCTAATATTATAGAGCTTCATTATTTCTTCCGAAATACCGTCGTCTAACCACTCAGGAGCCGCAAAGAAAGTAAAACTATTTAAAACTTCTTCGTTATAATGTTTATACTCTATATTTGGAATATCTTCCTTATATTTATGATATATACTTTCATATTCTCTGTAAAAGCCACTTTTAGAATTATTATTTATTGAAACTCCATCTGCTACTTTTAAAATAATATCTTTATAAAAATTATACTTAATTTTTAGTAAATCATATCTTTTTTGAAATAAAGTAAAAATATTAAATGAACAGCCGCAATCAGTATAACAAACAAAACGATGGTCTTTTTTATAATAATAAAGTTTTAAGCTTGCATTTTGGGCATCCTCATTATGACATATTGTTTTAAAGATAATATAATCTTCTTTTTCCACATATTCGTCACTACCAAGTGCAGTTACCAATTGAATAATTTTACTTGGTGGTAACGAATTTTGTAAATCAGTTAAATTTATATTGCTCATAAGTAATCACTAAAATCCTTATCTTTAACTCTTAATTTTTTATCCGCTTCATCAGCAAAACCTCTTTCAAAATCAGAAAGAATATTCTCTTGCTTTTCTTCATAATAACTTTCAGTTGCCTCGGATACATATCCTGTATTATAAAGATTCTGTAAATCTATATAAATAGTCTTATCAATATTAAAATCAATAACCGAAAACTCTGGTAATGGTTTAATATTATTTGTAGTAACAAATAAATCCTGCCGCCTACAAGTTCCTGCATCAAAATATGACCATATTCGAACCATATTCCATCGTCCGCGTCGATTTTTAAATATATCAATAACTAAATTTGGAGAATAACCAAAACAATGATTAAAACCAGAAACACTATTTAATTCCTCTACAGATGGCCGCGACATAATGCACGCAAAATCAACAAGGTCGACAATAGCTCTTGACATGAATTCCCTATGTTTCCATAAGGCACTGACTATATTTTAATGTTTAAAAACTAAACATTATACCCATTTCGGTTCTCATTGGCTTCGTTTCCTAAAACCAAGACACGTATTAATAGTGTCCCTACTCCCCAGCATTTCAACCTAAGGGATAGTCGATACAGCATTATTTAATTTCAGAATAGCGTTTTCCAGTTAATATATCACTAATTGTTGTCATACTAACTTTATTATTTAATAGTTCTCGAATTTCTCTATTTAATTTTCCTTCTGCCTTCCATTTTCGTATTTGACGAATTTCTTCATCTGTTAATTTTCTTCGAGAAATGTGATTATCTTGTATTTGTGGTTGAATCTCTGGGAATCTCTTATTATTTACAATATCACTGATTGTAGCATGAGAACAAATTCCTTTGAACATTTCGGTTAATTCTGAAACTGAAATTCCTTGAAACCAAAGCTCTCTAATTTTTAAAATTTGCTCGTCACTAAGTTTTCTTTTTTTGTGAATTTTATTTTCAAAAACTTCTGGCATTATATGCTTCCAAGTACGACCATGCCACATATTTTGAAATCCACTATAAGCAACTTTTTCTTTGTATCCCGGCTCGTTTTCATAAACATCTTTTCCACGGCGTCCTTGAGCATACCAGATTCTGCATTGTCTTACTTGTTCTTCTGTTAATTTTGCACAACCGTGTTTTTCTCCTTGTAAGCGATGACCTTCTGGAAGATCTCCTCCTTTAGTTGCATTATATCCTTTGTTATAAGAGTCATAGTATGAAATCCAATAAATTTCTCTTTCTTTTAATAAAGATTCATCACATTTTTCTATAATTTCGAAAGTAAAATTATCCAAGCCATATTTTCGCATGGCCATATACAATGGTTTTCTAATATCATCTTCTTTTTTAGAAGTGAAGGCTTTTGAACGATGGTCATACCATCTTTTTTTACAATCTTTAGATAATCCTATATAAATTTTATGGTTAATTAAATTTTCTATGCGGTAGATACCACAAATCTTTTCCATAAATATCACCTCACAAATATAAGTGATATTTGTAAACGCTTATTCTAATAAATTAAAACTTGCCACGGGATTACCATACCTGTGTCATCACGACAAGGGCTATAGGCTTCCCCGTTAGCTGATTAAAAATCAACCCCTATTAATAAAATAGGAAAAGGTATATTAAGGCCCAAAATTGACCTCTGATATTTCTAAAATCTCTGAAGCCGCCATCTTTATTTTCGTCATCATTACTAATCTGAGTTGCTGTCATTATAAAGACATTTAGTTCAACAGCAAGATTTTTTAAAGTTGTCGTAAAGAGTCTGAGAGCAACCATATTATTCCTTTGTTTCCAAAGGTATAGACTATATTTCACCACTTGGGTATAACTCTTTCGATTCTCAGCCGCATTGTTACCGCCGCGGCGACACGTATCAATAGTGTCTCTACTCTCTCATGATAAGAGATAGTCGTTACAGGTTATTTTATTAGAGTAATCGGTTTTATGTTATAATATTCCTCCTCTGAAATTCTTATAAATTTTATTCCCTTTGCCTTTCCATTACGATTAATTGCTGAACGTATCGCATCGGCTTTCCATCCATATTCACGAGAAAAGTCTGCAATATTATGATGAACTTTCACTATTTGATTATTGTCATCCAATTGTGCAGTAGGTGTAAGTTTTACTCTTGCTGGGCGCCATTCTTTTTCAAAATTTTTTATTTCATTTTCTGTTACCCAAAAATATCCATAGGCAGTTCGATGATTTTTAATTGCTTTTTGAATATTTCCTTGGCTCCAACCTACTTCTTTTTGTATACTTTTCTGGGATGGATAAATTTTTATTATCTTGAAAACATTTTCTTCAATCTCTTCTAATTGATATATATTAGGAACCTGAGATTGTTTCGTTGCAGTCATTTTTTTCTTAACAGAATCTGTATACATTGGATTTAAGTCTCCACCTTGTAGAATGTTATATCCTAATATAACTGAGTTATTATTTTGAATTAATTCAAATTCATGATAATAACCTTCTTCTGGAGAATCAAATTTTAATGTTTCTATTGTTTCCCAGATAAAAGAGTCTTCGCCATAATCATTCCAATCTTTTTGCAACTTATAATTATTATGGCAATTATTTCTTAGTCTTGAAAAATGCTGTTTAATACGTTCAGATGTTTCTTTTTCTGTAATTCCAATATAAATTTTATTATTTTTAATATTGGTAATTTTATAATAATTGAATTTCATTTCAACCTCACCTCTACATATATGTGATGTTTTGGTAAGATTACTCTAATAAAATCGTCCCTCGGTATTGCCTGCTATCCATTACTGGACCGTAGGTTTTCTTAGTCAGCGTATTCGTCTTTGGGATACGGCGCCATCTCGCTATTTGCGCTAGTCTTATTTAGCTGATACCGATAGCCACATAAGTGACCCCGCTGATAAGCGGAAAAGTTATTTTGAGGACATTGTTTTAGGTTTATCCTCGCGAATTTTTAAATCTCGATACTCATTAAGCATTGCTGGTGAAGAGAAAATATAGTCATAAAAGAAATTCTCAATACCGTCTTGAAGATTTCTTCTTCTTATTAAATTTTTTATTACTGAAGAACAGGGGTCTGGAACTCTTGCATAGTGCATATTATCTTTATAACGTTCCATAATATCAATAGCACCAAGAATACGAGGGTCATTAGGGTCAAAGGTTCCATAAACAAATACATCTTCATTATAGCCTGTTAAATAAGCCATAATCATTGTATCTATTTCTTCAGTATCTTGCTCCGTCATTATATAAAGAACTTTTTCAGAATTACCTGTTATTATCCACTTCCCTACAGTAGCATCATATCTAATTGGATAAGCTAAATTACAAGCATCTCCAACCATACTTCGAGATTTACCAATACCTGAGCCGGCAGAACGTAAATATAATTTTCCTTTTCGTCCGCCGCGAGTAATAGTATTAAATGCTTCACCTTGAAGCATACAACCAATTTCCGGTTGGTCTTTCCAACTCATTACTCGTTCTCTTATATTTTCTGCCGGAGTACTTTCTTCAATATATGAATTAATTACATATTTCTTTTCTAAGGCTTCTCCTTTACCTTTAACGAAATTAATAATATCTTGAATAGACATCTGTTCAAATCTATCATTTATTTGCTGATAATTTTCGTTAAGTATATCTTCACAATAAATTTCATCAATATCATTCTTAGACATTTGTAAATCTCTTACTAAATTAACTTTCTTAAATCTTTTATAATAAAAATCAAAGTTATTAATTTCGCTTTCTGCTTCACAATCTTGAAGAAAAGAAATACCATTCTCATTTTCCATTAAATCTTTAGCATATTTATTTTGTTGCAAATAATTATCAATATCAACTGCGTGAATTGATTCTGCTCCATTTATAAAAAGATTATAGATGGCGGAGAATATAAATCTATCTAAAGGAACATTAAATTCATTTACATCAAATGTATATTTGTCTGTATCACTTAATAGTTCCGGTTTTTTCATTAGTGAGCCAAGAATTTGAACAATTGTATGGCGTTCTACTTGTATCATTCAAACACCCCTTATATTAGACTATTAATGTCTATTTCTTTCTTTTTCTTTTTTCTTCCAATATAATCAGAAGGATTATATTTTATTTCAAGCCTATCTTTTTCAAGTTGCTTTTTAATGGCTTCTGCCATTTCTTTTTGTTCCTTTTCTCTTTTTTCATAATATAGAGCCGCCTCAGAATATATATAAGGTATAATTCCAATTGACCCTTTAGATTTTTCTATAGAGTTCTTTTTTATTTCAAAAAAATATTTTAAAGTTAAAAGCTGTCCTGTATAGGACATTCCTTGACTTTTAAATTTTGCCATCTGAGTGAGATTCCAATCACTTACCGGCTTGTCTTCACTATATTGCCCAAAAAGTCGATAAATATAATACCATAAAGCATCTCTATCATCATTGATAGATTTACTCAATTTTATGTTATCTTCTGATAAATATTTTTTGACTGTTGCTGGTGATACGCCTACTATTTCAGCCACCTTTTTCATACTTTTATAGTTTTTATATTCATCATTTATTTGTTTAATAACTTCATCTGTGATTTTAATTCTTTTTTTCTTCTCTTTTTTTATTTCTTGCGGCGCCCCACTTATAACTGTTAAGTATTTATTAACACTTGCTACAGAAATTCCTAATTCTCTTGCTACGGCAGCTTTATTTTGAAGTTCAGAATATAACACAGGGATTTTATTAATAATTTCATCAGATAATCTATTTGCCATATAATCACCTTTCTATTTTTTTATTACATATATATTATAACATATTCCGAATAAAAAGTCAAGAAAAGCCCCGAGTTTATCAGGGCTTAGGTTATTCTCCAAACATTATGCTATCAAGGTATTGTGCGGCCTCAGCAGTAGTACTTCTTTCTGTTTTAAGTAAATTAACTGTAGCAAATTTGTTACAATAGACAGGAGACTTTCTTAAATTTAAAAGCAATTTTAGTCCATTTTTATTTCTAAATAACTGACTATCTGCCTGTTTAATATCTCCATCAAAACATATGCGACTATTTTCTCCACAACGAGCAATTAAAAGCTTTAGATGGTCTTCTGTAAGGTTTTGTGCTTCATTAACAATAATAATAGAATCTTTAAAACTTCTACCTCTAATATAGGCGAGAGGTACAATTTCTAATTCTTCCTTCATTATCATTTGATTAACAAAATCTTTTCCAACCAAATCAATAAGAGGACCAATACTGGGAATAACTTTTTCAATATCGGTGCCCGGCAGGAATCCTAACTCCATAGAGCCTTCAACATAAGAGTTATTAGGAATATAAATAATTTTTCTAATATTGCCTTTTTCCAATTCTTGCAAAGCAAAATTATTAAGAATAAATGATTTCCTTAATACCGTATCTTTCGATATACTTTAACACCATTTAATGGTCGGAGTAGACTATATCTTCTTCACTTTTATCCTCAAATATTCTCTCTGCCAAAGAATATTTACGAGCTAAAGAAATTTTACTTTCTTTGTATAAAACAGTAGCCAACTGCTTTACAATAGATTGTTTACTAAAACGTATATGATAAGCAGTACCATAATTTTCTATACGATTTGTGTTATTTTCATCTAATAAAGAATTGCACATCTGTCTAAAATCTTCACATATTGATTGATGATATGAGCAAAAATCTATTCTAAATTTTCCGTTTTTTTCTTGGTATATAGACCCATCTCCATCAAGTAAACCGCGCAAAAAGTGAATTTTAAATTGTTCTGGAATATCTGGAAGATGCTTTGTTAAATAAGTTTTATTGGGTACTACTCCATACTTAGACAAAGAATTAGCTATATGCTTATTCCTAAAAGATAAAACCGCACATTCTTTATTTTTTCGCTTATCATAAGTTATTTTAGATTGAATATTTAATATTGTTCTAAAATCTTGTAATATTTTAATATCAGATATTTTTAATTGTATTCTAATTTGAGGACTTCTTTTTTCTGTTTTATCAGATTGAACATTTCCATCAGTAAAAAGTAATCCTAAAAAATAAGCTTTTTCTTCTGAATCTATATTATCAAAAAAATCTTCTCTTACATTTTTATTTTTAGTTGTGCCTCTTTTTCTTACTGATATATTATATTTATTTAGTACGTTTTTTATTGCTTCTATTCTACAATGATATTTTTGTCTTAAAAAAGTAAGAGTTTGACCATCTTCTTGATATAATTTACAAATTTCTTTTTCTATTTCTTCATTAAATGTTCTTATTTTAATCACCTCTTTATAATAAAATATGCAGATTTGTGAAGTGAGGCATTTCGCTTTCGCTATTATCTTTTTAGTCGTTGAACCTTCCGAGGGCGAATCGGCTTGGCTGCTGATTATCATATCTATATTAGACTTAGACTTTCCAGCAATTAACCTCATTATTCAATATATATTACTATATAAGGGAGCTAATCAATAACCCGTTCCATATTTTCCGCCGGCATAAATAATAGTATTATCTTTATTATTTAAAGCATTAAACAAACAAGTTTGTTCAGAATTTCTTGGATAAATATAATCTATCCACTGATTTTTTATTTTCTTGTTTTCAACTTCTTCTGGAATACCATTTTTCATAACATAAATTTTAATTGTTTTGTCAGTTGATTTTTCTTTGATAATAAGATACTGATTTTCACAAAGAATTATCTCTGGCGGCAGAATATTTTCATTTAATAATAAAGATAAATCTTCTTGATCTTTTTCATTTTCGATAGAATCTACATACCAATAATATACTCCTGTATAGTCATCTTTAGGACTATATCCTTTGGT